GTCCGACTAATATAAACTCTGTGCCATTCCATACTTTAATTTGTTCGTTTTGATTGTCCCACCAAAAATCGCCAGTAGTTAATCCTGCTGGTGCTGTAGCACTAGATTCCGCGCCAGTGGTCACTTTAAACTTATTGCCGTCATAGATCTTTAATTTCTTAGTGCTAGTATCAAACCATGTTTGTCCAGAAATAGCTCTAGGAGGCGCTGAACTGTTGGCAAAATTTTCCAGCAAATGCAAGAAGTTTTCATTTTCAATTTCACCGTAGCCACTGTAATTGCGACCAACAAAACGCAGATCCGTAGCGGTACTGTTGAGTGTTTGATCATCAACCGAGACTAAAAAAGTACCGTTAAATCTGTCTATTTGGTAAGCCACTTAAAATTCCTTTTTTATATTTATGTGTTTTTGACTTATGCTCTGTTCAGTGAAATCTCAACTATACCTTCACCGCTGGTTTCTTTATCGTGTAGTGCTTTTCCTACAAATGCTCCCGGAATAAATTCTATCATTTTTGTAGCATATCCGGGTATTGAAGAAGTTGTTAGCATATCTCCCTTCTTGACCTGTCCTATTATTTTGCACGGTATCCTTCCCACAAGTGCTATAGCACTAACTGTACCTGTTAAGTTTGAATTTAATAAGTGGGCTGGATTGGTTGAAACTACTCCTGCTAGCCTAGCATCTCCATATATTGTTGTTGTGGTGGTCTCAGCATCTCCTCCAAAAATCAATACTGTACCAGCTTCATAAGATTCGTCAGAAGTGTATAACTCTGCCAAGTCAGCATAGGTAGCCTGTAATCTACTACCTGACGATAAAGTCCAATTTCCAGTTACGGTTCCTGCTGCACCTACAGATCCAGTGGTTAACAGATTACCAATAAAACCATCATCGGCTGTTACTGACCCTCCAACTGTTACATCTAGGCCAAAACCTGCTCCACCTGCTACAACTAATGCGCCTGTTGAAGTTGAAGTTGAAGTAATCGGACCAGAAATTGTAGCACTAACGCCTACAATCCCTGTCGCTGCAAGTCCGGTATCTGACGGAACATAACCTAATGCAGTAACAATTTGAGCACTAGTGATGCTGTCAACTATGTTTGCAACAGAGGCTCTAACAGCGGTATTAGCACTTCCATTAATACTAATACTATATTCACCTGTAAGTCTATCTCTAGGAACAGTTCCAGTTGTTAAATTGCCGGCATTGAGTGTCAAGGCTGTGCCAGTTCCGCTGAATGTACCTGTGGTGGTGCCATTGATTGTGGCATTACCAAATACTGTAAGAACAGCGTTACCTGAGCTGTTTGGCACAAGGCGCATTGATTCAAATGTGCTACCGCCGGCATGTGTCCAACTGAAATATTCGTTACCGTTATCGGTGGTTTGAAACTCTAATCTGCTGGCAGCATCGCCATCGCTTGTATTGTAAAAACGGATACTTGCACCATCGGTGTTCATTCCCCAGGTTAAACCACGACCTGTTGTTGACCAGTTTAAATCTCCGCTTAATGTATCGCCTGCTTTTAGTATATTTAAACTAGCTGAACCGGTAACATTTCCAATAACACTACCTGTTACTACGCCTTGCAGATTACCTGTAACATTACCTGCAACATTACCTGCAATGTTTATATTGTATGTTCCAGTTAATCTAGCAGATGGTATTGTGCCGGTTCCAAGATTTGCCGCATTTATATTTGTTATCTGATTACCGTCACCTTTAAGGGTGCCTGTTACTGTTCCAGTAATATTAATACTACCAGTTACACTAAGATCTGCTGTGCCAAAACTATTTGGCGTTAAACGCATCGACTCGTAAGTTGATGCTCCTACAGTATGAGTCCATCTAAAAAATTCATTGGTGTTATCGCTGGTATTAAATTCTAATCTATTATCTGTTGCACCATCGCTGGTATTGTAATAACGAATGCTGGCGCCGTCACTGTTCATTGACCATGATAACCCTCGACCAGAACTAGTCCAGCTGATATCTCCAGATAATGTATCTCCAGATTTTAACATGTTTAGGCTAGCAGCACCTGTTACATTACCTGTTACATTACCGGTTACATTACCAAACAATGAACCGTAAATTCCGTTGTTAACAATCAACTTATTAGACACTGTAACTTCGTCGGCTGCTGTTCTACCACTTAGTGTGGTAGCTTTTAACACATCTAGTGTGGCGGCGGCTGAGTAAATATCTTTCCATCTGTAACTAGGTAAGCCTAATACTGGTCTTTGATTAGCAGGAGTACTTAGTGTATAGTCTGGAACAAATGCTGGAGATAGTATTCCGTCGGCACTGGCTGAATTTGCTGAAATAAATGTAATTGTTGTTGGTGCAACTGTTACTGATCCAGTTAATAATTTTAATTTTATTGCATTTGAAACATCAGATTCTAATGTAGGCGTAAATCCTTCTATCTTAATATTGAGATTATTACCATCTCCAACAACAATGCCGGGAGCTTCTACTTCTAATGCAACTAATTTTCCTAGACTTGTTAGCAGAGAATCAACAACATTGGGTGCTAGAGTTGTTCCTGTAAGAGACTCGGCCGGAACAGGCAATGTAATATTTTCAGTTCCGTTAAACGGTACTGTGTTAATAAGTCGAGGAGTTTCTAATCGTGTTGCACGAGCAGCAACGCCAGAAAATGTTTCGCCAATGATATTGTTAACTACAATTTCATTAAATATGCTGGTACCGGTAACGGAAGTAACATTACCCTGCACGTTACCAAATAAATCAGAATTGATAGTAGTAGCTGAAAAACCTCCCACAGAGTTTCTTGCTACTACCGTTCCAATTGTGTTTTCTGAAGTAGCATTGATATCCCATGTGGTCTCAAATGATCCATCAAACTCAGAACCAATAATAAAATCGCCTGCTTTTAACGGTTGGTTAGTTGCTGCGGTAACTGTAATATCACTAGAACCGTTAAAATCAACTGTGTTAATTTTTCTTGCTGTTTCTAACTTAGTAGCAGAGTCTGCATTACCTTTCAGTGCTCCTGAAAAATAATTTGAAGATTTTAAATTGATACCACGAGTTAATTGACTAAATCCCAGAATTTCAGTTGCGGCATTTATAACAAAATCTTCATTGACAATAATTGCTGTAGTTTCGCCGTTGATTTGTGACAATATTGCTGGTTTGTTTGCTCCAATGCTGTCTTTGATAATAGTGCTAGTCATCTTAGTGACTGCAAATCCTTCAGCAGATTCTGGACCAACTTGGCGCCACACGGTGCCATCACTAACATACAATTGTTGTGTGGTTGTTTTTAACCACAGTCCACCGTTGCTATGGGCAGGTTCAGTTTCTGCTACAGTGGCATTACCAATACTTAACCAGGTTGTACCATTATAAACTTTTAGAGCTTTTGCACCTTTATCATACCATGCTTGTCCACTTAGTGCTCTAGCTGGCGGGCTTGTATTGGCAAAGTTTTCAAGTAGAAAAATAAAGTTTTCGTTTTGAATTTCACCATAGCCGGTATAATTTCTACCAAGTAGGCCTACGGGAGTGCTAGTATCTAAGATACCATCATCAACTATAGCAAGTTGTGTTCCATCGAATCTATTAATTATGTAGGCCATTTATCGCTCCGTATTTCATTATGACACAAATGTCCACGCATTTGCAATTACTTGATATGTTTTTACAATTCTACTGATGTTATATGCAGGTGTAGGAATATCAACATCACTAAACGAAACATCAGTAAGTGCAGATCCTGTGCCCGATGGGGTGTTAAATGTTGCTGTTGATTCATTTAGATAAGAATTTAGGTTAAGCGTTGGTCGAACTTCTGAAACAATTGTACATAAAATTCTAGCAACTGTTCCGTTGTCGTACTCTGCCACCGGAGCAATGGATTCTAGATCGCCGGCAATTTGTTCATTGGTTCTGCCATCGCTAATATCCATTGACAATGCTAATGACTTTGCTTTAATCTGCACATCAACATAATTTTTAGTAGTAGCGTCTGATATTCCTACAGGTTCTCCTATTTCAGTAATTCTAGCGGAACCGTTTAATACAACATTACCTGTTCCGTTAGGATACACTTCGATGTCACCGTTGGCATTAACTGAAGAAATTCTATTGTTATTAACAAATATGTTATCAATGGTAAATTCTGCCTGGACTCCAAATATATTGATACCGGTTGCTCGAGTTACTGCATTTGTCAGTTCGTATGTTGCTTCGCCTTCGTTGTACTTTAATATTTCAACTCCACTAATCCTAAATGATTTACCAGTCTCTAAATCAACATTTTGATTAAAAACCCACGCATCTCTATCAAGACTATAAAAAATTTCTTTATGGCCGCCAGCACCTGACGATCTTAATATAATACCACCGCCGTCTGCTTGTGCGTTAGTTAATATAGAACTATCTGAACTTGTTCCTAATTCAATTAGTTTATTTTCTACTCTTAATGTAGAAACATTAACAGATACCGTATCTCCTAAAACCGTTAAGTTTCCGTTAACTGTTAAGTTACCACCTACTGTAGTTTGACTACTTAAAAATCCGTCATAGATTTTTACAGTTTGAGAACTTGGCTCAATAACTATTGCATCATCTTGTACTGCACCCCTACGAGCACTAAATCTAATAAATTTATTCTGTGCAACGTTTTGTAACAGCAGGTCTCCATTAGTTTCTAATAGCTTAACTTGTTGCGCATTGCCAATTTCAACTCCTAGCGTAACTCCTAACTTTCCGTCAATTACTCCGCTGGTGTCGTTTCTAACATAGGTAGTGTCTAATCTTCCACCTAATTTTTCAGAATTAGTTGCTGTTACATTAAATTTAAGACCAGCAATAGTACTGGCATTGAAACCAGGAATAATAGTTCCACTGAATCCTGAGATCGGAATCTTTGGAGTAAACACTGTTTCACTACTTGAAAAAATACCGATCAATGTTCCGTTATTATATAGACTGGTGATAACCTTGCTTTGGTTTAAAGAATCTAGAATTGTAGTTACACGAATTCCGCTGATACCTTGACTCAGACCGTAACTTGGTCCTAGCAACAAAGTATTCTCGCCGTCATAAAAATACAACTGTTTGTTTGTGTCGTCAAACCATAGATCACCCGGAGTTAACGATGTTGGTTGTGTGGCGGCAATAGTGGCAGAACTAACTGGTTGGAATGCGGTTCCGTTGTAAACTTTTAATTTTAATTCAGTAACATCAAACCAAATCTGTCCTCGAATAGGACGACTAGGTCTTGCTGTGCTGGCAAAATTCTCTAATAGTTTAATTAAATTTTCATTAAATGCTTCACCGAACCCACTGTAATTTTTACCTATAAGAGTAAGATCAGTTGATAAATCATCAATTTGACCATCCGATATTGTGGTTAATGTTGTTCCGTCTGATTTGGTAATTAAATATGCCATATTTTATCTCTTAGAATACTGGTGGTCCTGAACGGATAATATAGTTCAATGTTAGATAGGGATTCATAATTGAAAAACTCTGTCCCAACTGTGTTGTTGTATAACCTAATACTCCTCCGCTGCTTGGAAGATATTGCATTTGTCCAGGTGTTGTAGGACCTCGACCTAAGAAGGCTCCTTCTCCTGGCTCGATACCCGGAGGACTTGCTGTGTCTAATCGAGTTGCATGATATTGATTACTGCCTTTAGTGCCGGCGTCATTGAGTGCTTTAAAATCGTGTTCATGTTGCGGAATATTAGTTGCGGTTAAAGTGTTTCTATAATCGCCGCTTGCGCCGCCTAGCGTTTGTGCCTGTATATCATCGACTCTAGGAACTAATGTTGCAGATCCTGTACCGCTGCCTACTCCTGTTGCAGTAAATGTAGTGCCTATTGTTGAAGAACTGGCTCCGATACTTGGCCAATTAGTTGATCCAACACTTGAAATTGTGTATCGGCGACCAACAACAAAATTTCCTGCAGGAATGGCTTCGCTACCTGGAAGGCCGCCGCCTGCATCTATAAATCCGCCACCCAAAGGAACAGTGTTATTATTATTCATGTCGTGTTTGCCGAGTGAGAAACGACCTCGCATATCGGGCAACACAAAGGTTAGACCTGCTTGACCCCTAAACGGTGTGCCATAAATTGTTCCTATAACATTGTACAATGTTAGATACTTGGCAATTTCTTGCTCACTGCCGTCACATAATAAATAACCATAAGGGGCTGCGGATCCGGCAAACGGCAAAATTGTGCCAACAGGTACCCCGAGATCTCCAACAAATACATCTCTAGTTTCTTTTAATAGTCCTTCGCCTGCCCTAAAAACCAGCACAAAATCATCAGCTTTTGATACATTAGGGCTAGGTTGAACTTTACTGGAAATAATACCAGAAGTAATAACTGTATCAAAAGTTTTTGTGGTTCCGCCAACTTGTCCATCAAATGTAATATTTGCAGAGGTTACATCTCCCTGCATCTTAAAAGTTGTTGGAAAGCGCAAGTTAGTTGCTGTAGTAGCATTACCAATAATGTTACCTTCGAGTGCTCCGACTAAAGTATCTGCAATAAGAGTTTTAGTTCTAACAGTATTCCATCTTCTTGTTAAACTTCCACTATCATATTTTTCAGTTTCTCTTGGTTCAATTGATGTTATAATAGTTTGACCGTAGACATCGATATTTTTTCCAATCAATGCATTTTTAGTTACAGCAATACCTCCGGCTGTTCTAAAACTACCGTTACTAAAATTAGTGCTTTCAGTAATATTGGTAAGAATTAAACTTCCGTCGGTTTTAATATTTCCGCTAACAACCAGTGCTTCGTCGGGTGCAACTACATTAATACCAACCGTATTGTTAACAATTTTTAAAACAGTATCAGGAACACCGTTTCTGTTAGTTTGTAAATCAATACTGGCGCCGGCCGTAGCATTGTATATTTTTGCGGCAGTTGACGATGCCGTTAAACTAAATGTTCCATCAACTCCAATAGTAAGACCAGAATTATTTCTAATATTAAAATTTTGTTCTGTTGTATTAGTTGTATCAGATCTTAAAAATTTTGCGGCGGCAACCGCAGTGCCGGCAACATTTAAAGCATCTGCCGCTATTGCTGTTCCGTAGAACTTTGGAAGAAAACCGCCATCACCAACATCCAAACTGGTAATATTAATACCTGTCTTAATTGCTGCAAATCCGTTGATAGAATTTTTAGGAGTAAAGCTATCCTTGCTGATAATAATAATTGGTTTATCTTCTACATAAAAAGTTACAATAACTCTATCAAAGTTATCACTATCAATAATAGACTCTACAACAGGCCCAGATTGTAAACCTGTAGAAAAGTTAGGTCCAACTAGAATCCAACTTGATCCAGAGAATACGTATAGCTGTTGATTAGTAGTGTCTACCCACAGTTCACCAACTTTAGCAGATTCTACTGAAGGTTCACTAGTGCTTTTTTGAATATTACTGGCTGCTTTCCATTGGGTGTTGTCCCAAATTTGTAAAATACCTTCAAGTGAGTTATACCATAGTTGTCCCTCAATTGGGTTGGTTGGGGCTGAGCCGCCGGCAAAATTTTCTAACAATGCTAAAAAGTTTTCGGCAATAATTTGTCCGTAGCCGGTGACATTGCGACCCGGAAAATCTAAACTTGTGTCTGCATTAGAAGTATTATCATAGACTGTGATAGGAGTCTTGTTTTCTCTGTCGGTAAAATTTACAATATATGGCATTTATTATACCTCTGTGAAGCCAGTTAAGCTCTGTACGCGAATTGTATAATCTACCTGAAGTAATCTATTCAATGATTTTTGTACAGGATGGAATACTACATGAGTGAGCAATTTACCTTCTCCATTTGGATTATAACTCTTGAGGCCTAATTCGTCAAACACATAGCTACCGCTCATATCAACACTGTTGTCAAAGGCTTGTTGTCCCACAGGCTCGCCATAATCTAGTAAGCAGCTAATAACAATATCGCTATAAGTTGCTCCGCTGATATGGCGGATTTCCATCTTGTTTCTCGTAGGGTCTACATTTTCTGTGGCATTTTGATCAACAATTTTAGCATAGGTTTGGTTATATAATCCAGTATTTACACCCACAGTATTCGGTGTTAAGTAGGTAATTAATCCAGTAGGATCAACTGTTGTTCCACCACTGCCAAATGCCATTTGATAAATCCAGCCTTGTCCTTGATTGCTTAGGCTATTGACCATAGCAACACTCATATTTTCATAGTGAATAGCATTGCGCTTGTCTTGAAATACTTCACCGGTTTCTGGGTCAAAAATCTTAATGTGGCCTTCAAAATGCCAGCCCGCGGTCTCGTTGGGTTGAGAATTTTCCTTTGGTTTTTCGTTTTTCATAGTTGATTCACTTGTGTTTTTCTGTTCCATAGTATATTTATTCAGGCAGTTCGGTGCTCTTTTGTTTTAAAAATTCAGAAATAGAGCTTGAGTTTTTCAACAATGTAACACCCGAAGAAGCTGTTGTTTCGCCTCGATCATACCAAGTTTTACCAATTCGTCTAATAACAGTGATACGGGTTCCTGCAGGAATTGTAGATGTTAATCGAATGTAATCGTTTACTCCGTCAACGCTGAACTCAGCTTCTAGCACAATATCAGCTTGCGGACTAGTGATGTTGACTGTTTGATCATAGACTGTTACAGGATCTTTTCTTAGACGCTTGCCTCCTGCAAAAACTTCTATTTGATCACAAGGCTCGTATCCTGTTGGGATTGTTGTTCTTGTCCATGTTGATCGTACAGCAGCTTTGGGAACATAATTTAACGGGCCAATCAACAAACTGCTGCCGTCGCTGACAAAGTCTAATCTTTCTTGACTTTCATTGTACGGAAGATTTTCAACTCGACCAACATCAACTACACTACTACCCAATGAGTGTATTTCCTTGATTGCTGTTCCATTGATTCCTCTTCTCAGTTGTGACAATGTTGTTGTTGTTTTCTCAAAATAGTCAATGCGTTCTCCATTGATATACACAGTACCTGGAATATTTCTAGATTTGATCGGTTCAAATAAATTAGTTGTGTCTGTAACACGAATTATTTGATCATAATAATTTAAATCTTGAGATAAAGTTACTGCTTTGTCAATGCTAAAACGATTGAAATGATATATGTTTAACATATCCTTAAACACTTCATATGCTAATGGAGCACGCCTTATGTAATTGCCAAACTGTACTATTTTAATTTCATCGGTAATCAATGTTGTTGTTTTTAAATAAACAACATTTCTCGGAATAGACACTGCATAATCTTGTTCCTGTGTTAGTCTTCGGCCGTTTTTATATATCCAGATATAGCTGGCGCTGACTGGTTCTCTTGCCAATTGATATTGAACTTTTCCTCCGGTATACTGATCAGAAATAATATTCATGCTTGGATATTCGCTGAACCAGGTAACAATAATTTGATCGCCTTCTTGCAGTGTAGTTGTACTATCGTTTTCTACAAAACTAGTTCCGTTAAAAACAATGTTATTTCCTGTAAAGGTGTATTGACTTCTAATATCTATAATAATTTTAATTTCATCATTAATTGCTAGTACTTCAGTGTCAACTGTTACAGTATTCTCGTTTCCATCATAAACATAATCAAGAATGTTCCTCTTTAATTCGCCATTAATATAAACTTGGATGTTAGATTGTGTGGCAGTATTAGGTGCTTCTAACGGATCTTTGCCAATTGAGATAACATTATTGGTTCCATTGTAGACTATAAATTCAGTATCAACACCTTTTAATTGTACTCCGTTAACTTCAACTAGGATTGCTCCGGATGCACTAGCCCTTGTTAAGTTTACAAACTGATCTAGATCATAACTTAATGTACTGCCGTCAAATGTTAAAGTTTGTTGATTAACTCTTACTACAGAACTTCCTGTTGAATCAACATCAGCATTGGCTCCTAGGCAAACAATTTTTACAATCTGTCGTCGTTCTGGTTTGTTGGCAAACTGTATTAATGTTTTGTTTGTAATATCTAATACTTCAGAACTATTGATAGGCAATGCGTCAACATCAACGCCATCAACGGTTACAACCACTGATGCAGTATCAGCAAAATTTGCTCTAGTTAAGAAAAATAATGTATCGCCATCTGCTTCAAATTCTTGATAATCAAGCAGCGCAGCACCACCAATTCCAATAGAAATAATTTCAATCACTGAATCTCTAATTGGAGCATTAGTAAATACAACTTCATTGGTGTTGTAATCTATGATATATTCTATACTACTATCTGCATTAATTTCATATTTTACTTTATCGACATAGACCATTACAGATGCGCTGTCAAGCACAGTTAGCCCAATAGCAAAACGCTTATCTCTTCCATTGCTCTTTAATATACGAGATTGCAATGGTGTTGCACCAGTCTGAACCGTATGGAATACCTTAATTGAAACACTGTCAATAACCTGTCCGGGAATATTTTCTTCAGGAGCAGGCACTTGATCAGGGCTAATAAATTTACTACCATCAACTACAATATCTTCTGCTGCTGTACCTGTAGCAGTAATATAGGCTCCGCTAACTGCACTCAATGATCCGCCTGTTATATTTGTATCAATAATATTAATATCAGTGATATTAACTGTGCCATCACTGTCCATAGGACGGAATATTAAAGTGTCGCCATTTTCAATTTGAACATATTGTTGTATATCAATACTGTTAGTTGAACCATCTCCTATCACTGTAGGCATTATTGCAGAAAGATTAGTAACTCCTGCTCCGCCAAAGTTTACATCATCGATACGAATTGTACGAGATTCTTCTATGCCTTGATCGTAGACTACAACTGGTGCTCCAGCTGAATCTAGTGTGTCAATACTTCTTGGAGATCCCAATCCACTACGCTTTAGATATACCGATAACTGTTGTCCTATTGCCGGGGTAAATGGTAATAAAATTGTTAATTCTTCCCATACATTTGGAAACTCAACTGGGGGTTTGTCAATATTATCGATTACTGCTCTATAGTGTTTATTTCCAAGCTGGACCACTGAGCCTAATTTCCAAATCAGTGCTCGGCTGTCAAATCCTGTTGCTGTGTACTCTTGACTATCAACTACATAATAAAAATCTGCGTTTGGTTCTACAGAATCCCAAGTGTCGGTAAACCACGGAAGTGCATCCCAACCACCCGAAACATCAAATGTAGTGCCTTGAATTTGAACTCCACCGAAGTCAATTCCGGTCATTAGTTGATTAATTTCTTTACCTATCATTCCTCTAGTTGGACTGTAATATTTGTTAATTCTATCAACTGCTTCTAAAATATCATCAGCTTTTTCATAGTCAATTACAATAACTGCACCAGCAATTGGCAATGCGGTTAATTTTAATTTGCCTCTTAGCAGACTATATTCATCAGTGCTAGATTTATAAAATGTAATTTCATAATCACTGTCTAAAATAATCTCGTCATTGACAATTACAGAAATTTTTGTTTTATCTCTTGTTGGAGGATAATTTAATTCAAAAATAGCAGTGAATCCGTCAGCAACGAATTCTTGACTGTAGGTATATTCTGCATAGGTTCCCTCTTTGGTAATTCTATCAAATTTAACTGTAAGATCAAAAGTTCTTGTTTTGCTGTCACCAATGATGGCCACAGCTTTTGCAATACTAGTAGATGTGCCGTTACCACCAACAATACTAACTGATGCTGAGGTATATCCTGTGCCAGCAGTTAACATTTTAATTCCAGAAACAGATCCGTTGGCAATATATGCTTGGGCACTGGCTCCCGAGCCGTCTCCTGTGATTACAACACGAGGAGCTGCTTTATAATCTGCACCTGCATTGGAAATAACAATTTCAGTGATAGAATATGTATGATTGTCTTTCCACCATTTGTAAGGATAAATGTCAATAATACTAGAATTTTCTAGTACAGGAAGTATTTGTCCTTCTTTGACATCGTATGCAGGCGGTACATCAAAGTCTGTTATTGCTGCTCCTTGACGATCAATATCGGTGTATCTACTGGTGTATTCTCTAATGGTTGTTCTAAAAGGTTTTACTTCTTCTAGATAATTTTGGAAACTGGCTAAGTTATCATTCTTATAATTAGTCTTTTGTTCTAGATCTCCAATATTATGTATTGCATTTAAGAAGCTGGTTTTAAAGGCCCAATCAACATATAACTGCTCTGAGAATATATAACGAATGCTGGCAAAGAATAATTTATTCCATTCTGCTCGTAGATCGTCAATAAAGATATTTTCCTTTAAAGCAGCAAATATAAATCTTAATTCTTGTGTTGGTTGATTATCGTAGGTAACTTCGTCGTAGGATCCTTGGAAATCATAGACCTTAACATTATAAATTTCTTCGTTAATTTTAATTGTGCCGTTTTCTCGACCAATTAGAATATAATTACCAAGGATATCGCCGTTGCCGTCTGTAACTCTTTCAAGTAATGCCCAACCGCCGTTTGCATATTCTTTAATCTTAACAATGTCGCCAACGGTTATTTTAATTGTAGGTTCAAGATATAAATCTAATATTTCTTTTACGATACGAGTCACAGAACTGTAACCAGTAGCATACCAATCAATGTAGGTCCAATATTTGGTCGTGTCGTAAGATTGTACTGTGCTCTTGAAGAATCCTTCTCTAACGCTGTCCCAGAAATAGATAGCCCAGTAATTGTTATAGGTTATGTCATTTTTAACTAACACAGAAAAGTTTCTTACTGATACATCAGCAGTGGTATATTTTCTACCTTTCTGTACAATTGTAACTGAGGTAATTCTACCTTGAAGATCAAGCGTGACTGTAGCTTTGGCTCCTAATCCGTCACCGACTATTTTAACCGGAGGTGCTGTACGATATCCAAATCCTGCATCAATAATGTTAATTGTATCAATTTCACCATCAACAATATTTGCACTTAACACTGCTGGGCTAATTCTAACAATGCCCACTTCTGCTAATTCAACAGAGGTATCCACTGTTATATCATAAAGATTTAGTGCTGCATTAGGAATCTCTTCAATTTGATTTAGATTTTCAAAATCGATTAAATCAGCAAAAGGTCTAGTTGAAAGAATATCATTACTTCTATCGATTGCAATTTTTAATGCTGTTCCACGATCAACAAACAGTGTTTGTATAGGTCTAAAGGCTAGACCGTAACGCTGTTTGGGTAACAATGTAGGATCAGGAACTGGATTACCTGCTTGATTGAATCCAACAAGACTGTCAATCCATTTTTGCTCTAGCGCATTGCTAGGCAAACTATCTGCAATTCCTTCAGTCAACAACTGATACTCAGTGTGCGTAGCATTAGGTCTGCGTTCTGAATTGTAGTATTCAATGTTTATTAACGCAGAGTCGCCTGTGATAACTGAACTTAGATTGTAGGTTAAAAACTTGTCAGTGTCAATGATAGCAAGGATCGGGGTACCGTCGCTGGCAGGATTTTCAATTAAAGACGCAATACTAGAGGCTGAGATATTTCTTCCCGTTACACCTGTAGGAATGATTGTTTTATTCTTAACCCAGAAATAATATTTTGTTCCAAAAGACAGACCTGTATTAGGATTTGTAAATCTCTTAATAGAGTAGGCTGCATTACTATAGAGAGGTTGTCCAGAAATACCTGCTGACAATCCATCTGTGGTGTCTGCCATCTTAGACCAATCAGTTGGGCTCATTGAGCTTTCAACCCACTCGTAAATGTCAATACTAGCACCTGGCGCAAGTTGATTCCAGTTACCAGCTCTATAGGCAAGATCCCCTTGCTCATAATGTGCCCATTTGGCTGCGCTGATGTTCCACCAAATTACCCCAACATTCTTTTCAAACCAGGCTTGGTCAGCATCAACTTCAACTTCAGTAGTACCGTTGGTATAGGTTGCTGGATCGTATAGAGTTTTGAATTTGATTTCTTGTTCTGCACGACCAAGAATTTTTAATTTGTTTACATCAATAATATCTAGGTCTGCAATCTTTAGATATTTTTCATCGTCATAAACTGCTACACTCTTTAGAAGATCGATATTCACCATAGGTGATTCTTCTGCAAGAATTGTAAAGCTGTCTTTGGTAACATCTTTTCTAAATATTCTAGTCATACCAACTTTTGTACCAGTTGGGGCATAACTTGGTGAGCCTGTTACAATCACAGATGCTGTGCTGTCTAACGAATATCCAAATCCTTCGTTGTCTAATAGATCAGCTTCTAGTTTTTCAGATAGGAAGTAGGTTTGATCTTTAAGTTCAAACACATAGACCTGACCAGGATAGCCTTGGTCTTCTGAGAATGTTGTGCGGCCGCCATCAAATCGTGTTCTGGCAGATAGGTCAAAGCGTGTTGACAGTTTGTAAGGAGTATTCTTTGCTCCAACTACTACACGCTCACCACGCTCACTTATGGAAACACTAAAACCAAATAGTTCATTGTTGTAAATTTCATAACTTTGAAGTTTTTGTTTTAGTCTATATTCTGGAATTGTCGAATCGGTGTCATATCTAAAGATGTAGACACTACCTTGATTTTGTAAATTAATATCTGCCTGCGGACTAGAGATAGCAATGGTATTGCCGGAGTTATCGATATCAATTGCAAATCCAAATAAGTCTCCAGAATTAATTATTTCATCTGGAGCCAAATCACTAACATCAGGCAAACTACCTGCGTTAATTGTCTGCATTAGACTATAGAAACCATAGGCATTCATCTTATAAATGTATACTTTACCAGATGTTGCATCTGATACAGCTTCAACTAATCCCCATGGAGATCCCGATACAGGATTTGCTCCTGTTGAAGATGCAGAAGCTAATCTATAATAATTGCCGGTCCATTTAACTACATCTCCAGCTACATATGTTTGATAGCTATTCCAGATGCCTCTATAATTAGTAAAATATTGTCCGTCGCTGATTGGAGATCCCACTACTAATGTCATACCGTCTCGGCTCATAGTCATACTGGTTCCAAATCTGTCACCGTCTTTAACTAGTTCAGCAACTTGGTCAGCAATCAAGGAACCGGCCGTTGGATCTGTACTATCATCTTCAAGTGCAATATTTGTAGGCAATGAGCTTTGGGTTGATATAGGATCTAATCGTGTCCACTGATTTGAATTGATAGAAATGGTACTACCGTCACCTGTTTGATCTTCTAGAGATTGCCATAGTGCGTTGTTGTACCATACTATAGCGCCAGCTTCGTAAAATCTAGCTCCGGTGTTATCATAGACTCCTTTGAAGTTTTGATTTTCAATTAGTTGCCATTCTTTAGCAATGTTAGGATATTTTCTAATTATGGAATTACCCATGTTTAGAGTTGCCGATGAGTAATAATAAAGTATACTAGAAGTATTTTCTGTTACTGTAATTTGAACTTTTCTAGTTGTAGCGGTAGTAAATCCTGCAATATACTGTGCCTGGGTAACTGTACGATTGTCTAAAAGGTAAGTAACTCCTGTGGTGTATAATGTGCCGCCGCCTAGAACTCCGCTGATATTATCATTGCTGAAATTTAACGGATGTTTATTAGTTACTGTGCCATCGACTGGGTTAGGATAATAAACATTGCTGAGATCTGTTTGATCAAATATGTAGGTATTGCCGACCAGCAACGATAGATTAGGTCTGTATTGTTCATTGATGTAATATTTAGAACCTGAGTCCATTCCCTGAGGAGGGGCGACTGTTACTTTATAGATTATAGTTTCTGAAGTATCAGCAATTAATGGAGCATATTTGTAAAGATATATTCGGCCTTTGTTATTTTCTGCACCCGGTGCAGAAATAGCCATATAGTAATTACCAGAGTCAACACCTATAGTTATTTTAGAACCAAACTGTTCGTTGGCATTTTGTCTTGGGCTTACAAAGCTGTATCGTTCAACCCAATTCTGCCCGCTCCATTCGTATAAAGATACTGCGCCCTGTTCTAGGTAGCCAGTATTAGAACCTTGTTGATTTGCTGTGATAATCAGGGCTGGTTCCCAATCTTCCATTGTGGCATCGATTCTAGCAAAGGTACTATCAACTCCAACTCGAGTACTATCGACTCCTGTATAATCTTGTGCATAGATATCAACTTTGGCTCTCCATAATTTTCCTTTGTGTAAAACTATGTCGCCTTGGAAATAATCTAAATCACTATTATAAATTTCTTGATAATCTGATTTAATTCCAGTAGCCCTTGGACTACCAATAGCCAACCATTTACCGTCTGGACTTACTGCAAGACTTTCTCCAAATACTCCGTTGGCGGCTGCGCTGATGCTGTTGGGTCTTTCAAAAGTTTGTAAAGGTTTTAATCCATCTACTCTTTCTAAATAAGAAACTACAATATTACTTGCTGGCATCGCTGAGACAATCTGAGTTAAGATGTCAATATACAACACAGAACTACCATTACCTAAAGGTGTAGTTGTTCCATATTCTGAAATTTCAGTAGATGCAAATAGTTTTTGTTTTTCAGAAACTTCCCAATTACCATTTATGTTATTGTCTATCCAAAACTTAGCACCGCTAGTTAATGTTGCGGCTATGGCAAGATCAACTGATTGATAATCAGTAAATCTAGCGGAACTAAACAATTCTAAATTAATAACAGTGCTTGTTTCCCATTTTGGTTCTTTAGCATCTTTACTAATTTGAATCACTATGGTTTTTCTATCAGGAACTTCTGTAATCTTATAAAAGCCTTCTAGATTTTCAATATTTCTAATACCAAAGATATCTCCTACTGCTAGACCATGTGTTCTACCTAGTACAATTTCAACTCGTGTTTTAACTACATTAACATCAGTAACTAACAACAGTCTAGAAATATTGTATCGCAGTACAGTCCAAGAATTGTTATAAAAAGTAATCCATACATGAGAATTTTCTTCAAAATCTGCAATGTTTAATGCTAAGATGTCATCATAGTTTTTAACAGCAAAATCAACATCAAAAGAATTTACATATCCTGCTGTTCGAGGAGTTAATTTATATTTCTTAACAGGATTGATATTAGCTGTAAAAGGTATTGGGGCAATTGTAAAATTCTTTTCAGGTACTCGCATGTACAAATCTAGTACATCTGTGCTGGAATCTGTAGGTGCAATAATCACTGGCTGTGGATTAATTTTAAAATCATTCTTTAAGATTCTAAATTCAGTTTCATTAAACTGATCAGTGCCGCCTAGTCGACCAACACGGAATGCCCATTCTTCATTGAGTTCGATACTGCCAGTATTGGTTCTGCTTAGTTTGTCAAATACTTTAGTGATAGCATTTGCTGTGCCTTTTTCACGGATAAATCCTTGGTACAACTTAAACTGGCTAACGGCATCTTCGGCCATGTTCTGCAAATATTCTCGTGTTTGATATCCAATAACATGGCGACTTAGGTCTCGTTGACTGCTACCTAGTCCGTCAGCATCAACATCATAGTAATCTTCAAATTGATTAATTCTATAATCAAAGTTTGCAACCAGTCCTTTAGTAGGAGTGGAATCTAATTTTTCCCAGATTGTTGTATCAAATAACTCAGCGCCTTGAACATTTTGTTTACTAACCCAGTTGTAGGATTTGTAGGAAACAATGTCGCCTAATCTGTAATCAGTATAAGGACTCCATTGTTGAATGTTTACATTGTCAAACAAGAATCCAGGACTGGTATAATCGCCGTCCCAATCTACTGTACGGAATCCACGACTCTTGATACGCTCTTGACGATACCCTGTAGTCTTGTCATAGATAACATCATTGAAAACTGTGCGGTCATCAAATACTGTGATGTGTTCTTTAAGAACAAAATAAATTTTGATAAAATAGATGCCTTCGTTGGTGTTAACTGTACTGACTGTTACTGCTTGGAAGTCTCGGTTAACATTTAAGAATATCGGTAACAGTGGTGCTCCGTCGCTTTTAAAAATTTGATAGTCATAGAAACTGTCAAAGAGACTGTCGGCAACTCCCAACGGAATTTTCATATCGACTTGGCTGGCGCTTGGGCTTAGTGTTAATAGAGATCCCACTGCCCAGTTATGCTTGGTCCAGAATAGGAATTCTTTACAACTGGTTCCCCAGTTATAGGCTACTTGATTTTCTGCATCATATCGATCAAAGCTGAATCCTTGTGTTTTTAGATAGGCTTGATAACCTAGCAAGAAATCTACCACGCCTTGGATCTTGGTAATAACAGTTCCGTAGTAGAGTTGTATCGGTTTTAGTTGATTGAATGTTTTTCTAAAGTAAGCTTCAACTCCGCCAGCCACTGGTAACTTGGGTAAAATTTTCCAAAGACTCTTATCAAATATTTCAGTACTAGTATGAGACTTTAATGCACGATAAAATGTATTTTGAGTTCTTACAACATCACCGTTGCTGTAAACTTTGTCTGCGGCCCAGTCTAAGAAAGATACGCTAGTGCCTCCTACCGATGTCAACGGATCGCTGCTGCTGGCAATAGGTTTAAAATAATTAAAGTAAGGTTGTTGATTATCGTAGCCTTTGATTTTCCAGCCTTCGGCTAATTTTTCAATCAACACTCCACTATAGGCAATACCTATCATTGGAACACCTACATTAAAAATTACATCGTAATTTTCATTTGGCACATAGACACTGCTGGATGTTGCACTTGGATTTTTACTATCTAACAAATATTTCTGTTCTGTTTGATCAACAAATCCGGACATTCTTGTAGAAATTTTAATATCTAGATTATTTAATCTTGTTAAGAATACTTGCGGGTCTAGATTTTTACTACGAACATAACTAGAAACAAAAGTTACCAATCCTGAAAGTTGAGTGCCGCCTACCACAGGAACTAACAAATTTGAAATCTTTGAAAATACCCCAGATTCAGCTGATACTGTTTGTCCAAGTTGATTCACTGACATTCTAGATCGATCAAAACTATCTGTAATAAATTCGAATGGTTTTAACAGGCATAGTGCTGAAATTACAGAAAAAGGCCATTCGCTGCTAGATCTCCACGCAGCTTCTACTGGGCTAACATCGCCTGGTCTATAATCACCTTGATTATTAATTAAAGTAAAGTCGTTAGCAACTCCGGAATCTAAAGGACTCAATAGTCTCCCGTCGCCGTCTGTAGGAATATGATTTAAAATACTAGGTCTTGCATAACGATCATGTGTGCCGGCACGAGCACCTTGACGAATAACACCGTCACGGATATCTTCCCAAAGAATTAAGTTGCCTCTAGTGTAAGGTGCAGGTCCATATTCACTTTCCCACCATGTTGGCTTTTCACTGAATCCTAAAATTTCCCAAGGGCATGTATGTGGGCGATCAGTGTCATAGAACCATTGGTATACTCCTCTCCAGTATCCTGGTAAACTTTGCTGTCTAGTAGGATCTGTCATGTTACTGTAAGTATAGGTAAAACTATTCTGAGTGTCAAGGTACTGATCGTTATTTGTGTAATCAATATCGGTATTAGATACCCAGCGTAAGAAATCCTGCAGGATAATAGCATCTAATTCTGGTTTTGTGTATAATGCATTTCCATAGTATCCGCCAAATACTGTGTCAATGTCAAAGATATTTTCGTTATATTCTTGTTTAATGTTGTTGTAAATTCTTAATTCTAATTCTAAAATTGCATCATCTCTGTAATCATCATAGGCAGCGGTAATACTACCATCATGTCCTTGTATTACTAAGCGAGGAGTTACAAATGTGTCATCAAGATAAATTCTTGGCAAGTACTTTTTGTACAGGCCTAGCTTGGTAGGAGTTGACGGAATATAGTTAAACGCTGTTGACGAATATTCTCTAATTACAATTTGATCGCCTTCGGTGAGTGTTAATGAAAGTCTAACAAATCCAAATGTAGCGTCAAATACATAGTCTGTTCCGTGAATTAATTGTTCGCCATTACGGTAAACATAGACTGCACGACGACTGAGTTCTGTAAGATTAAAAGTTTGACTTAGTGCAAATACTTTTATTCCTTCGTCTTCGACTAGATATATAATGTCAGCGTGAGCACCATTTCCAACCATATCGCTATCTGCAAACGGGTCCGACGAGTCTTTTGTTATGGTCATTGCCGCAATGACTTCGTCAACGAAATCAACCACATTATCTAACGGCATGGCTTCGGCGATTCTTTTTAAAAATTCATTTTTAAAATTGCTGTAAGATCGTAAAGAATGTTGAATAGACTTTATGATGTTAATATTTTTATCGCAGAGCAAAGACACTGCCATTGGTGCAATGCCGGAATGCTTTAAGAAACGCATACAACGATGTTGATAACCGTCAATATTTCTTAGATTGCTATTGCCAGGGTAAACGCCTGAAAATTCTGTTTCAATTTCAATTGCTGACGACAAATGATCAATTGCTTGCCCTAGAGTAAACGCTGTTAGATTGTCATTTAACGGATTCTTTTCTAGGCCGTGTGGTATTTGATAGTATCCCTGATCTGGATCAAGGTCAATGTAGATCTTGATAGATACTACATCATTTACTGCAAATGCCTTAATAAAAGTAAATGTTCCATTTTCTCTAGTGTAACTATCTAAATGTCTTTGTCCGTTTAGATAAAAGATAACTGTAGACGGAAGAATACTAAACGCTGCCCAGTCAACTGTTGACAGTGTGACTTGATTTGTTACTTCAGTAACAACTACGCTATCTAAAATTGGCTGCTGATAATCGTTGTCTGATTTAACCCATCCATTGGCAAATTCATCAAGCGGATTAAATCTATAAAATCCGGTGTTTAAATTTTTTGTTAAAGTCTCTTGGTTAACAGAATAAGAAAAACTGTCAAGATCAAGATTGTATGTGAATAAAATATCCCCAACATTGTCAATGTTTAAGTAGTCTAGGCTGAATCCTAATTCACTGTCAGCAATGCTATTACCTATTTTATAACTTAGTATCGGTGATCCAATAAATGTTGACGACGGATATGTTGTTGTATCCGAAAAACTAATACCGTTGTTGTCAAATAGATCAAATAAAGGCATTTGATTAGCTTTGGTCTTTTCTTGACTAGCTGTCCAATTAACGCCGTTAAAATGATACATTAGGCCTTTATTAACATTTCCGCCTCTTACCAACACTCCTTCTCCTAAAATAGGATCAGAATCAACCGTTGTCTTTAATGTAATTTGTCTAACATTGTTATGTGTTATAAAATTAACCTGATAAATTTTGTTATTAGCAAGGCTGTCTGTGTCGGCAACAAATAAAACTCTGGCACCCTGATACAAGAATTCACCGTCGATACTGTATCCTTGACTACCTTCAATAGTAGAAAAAATATCAGTTGTAAAAGTGTCAATAAAATCTACAGAAGTTTTTGCAATACTACCGTGATTAAATAATTGTAGATTTGATCGAAACTCAATAATAGGGCGCTTGGCTCTAAAGCTGTCTCCCGCTGCAAAGTCGGTGCCGTTTAATTTATGCGCCTGCTCAAGAGTTGATTTATGAAACCAACGATTGTAACGACTCCACGGATTTGCATCGATACTAGATCTACAAATTGCAATATAATCTTTTTCTCCAGGATAAGAAGTAGCATCATCAAATGGTTCTGTATCAAATCCTGTATTGTCAAAAATTACTTCAGGGATCTGGCTGGTAATAATCGGTACTGTTAAATCCGAAAATTTAATTAGAGTTATTTCTCGGCCAACTTTTTCCACTAACCAATTATCCTTAGCGTACTTTGTAGGAGTAACTTTTCCGGCAAATCGTACAATTAGGCCGTTGGTAAATTCGACACCGTTGCTGCTGGTATAGGTTTGTTTGCCAAGAATTTCTTTATCAATATTAATGCTAGTATTTTCTTCAATATCTTGGATTAGAAATCGACCGAACCTATCGGGATTAATTGCACTTTGATAGTAAAGAATATCTGGTGCATCTAATGGAACTTCAAAGGTAACAGTACCGTTGGTTGCGCCATTATTAGTTACTCCGTTAAAATAATCAAACTTTGATGTTTGTACATTTTCATCTACAAGTTCCCACTCTGGGCCTTCAACAATTGTGCCATCGATGCTGGCGGTAACAAAGGTCAATGCTCTCCACAATTTGCCATCATATACTGCAAGTTGATTAGGAATATAAGGAAGGAAAGGATTGTATTTTAAACTGCCTGTATCAAAAGCTGTTCTAATGTAAAAACCTTCTCTAGGACTATTAACTGCAAAATTGTATGTTTGTCCTCTATACAAGGTCAGTGTAGGATTATTTGTTGCACCGTCTGGATAAAATATCCATGTCGATGTTGTACCCTGACGAACTCGATAGGTACTGGTGATTGCATCTCCTTGTCCAAGAACTTTAACACTTGGAGGGCCGCTTGGAACCCAATAGTACTCACGGAAGTTTACAAACTTATCCCACTCAATAGGAGGATTCCAGCTGTAATGATCTTGACTGGTAATTAAATCGTCACGCTCGTTAAAATTGTTGAAAAATCTAAGTTGATTTTTAAAGTCGATGTAGTCGTAGAAATTTTCAATATTACCTCGATCATCCGATAGCACTACTCCCGGTTCTAGTTGATATCTACTGCGTAGTGTATTGTCACTGTCAAGATAAATGTCAGATCCTTTGTAGGTCTTGCCATATCTACGACCAACATATCCTACAGTTTTTTGTAGAACACCCGGCTGGACCAAGGGGTCAATGACTCCGGCCATAAATTTACTGTTTGTTTCAGTTTTAAAAACCTGAGGAAGTAAATCTACTGTTCTTCGAATCGGTAGTCCGCTTTCTGGGAAAATTTCATTTGCCATATTCTACAATTACCCTAAATTTGTTGATGATATAACTGCCGTAGCATCTACACGAATTTCACTAGCGGTGATTGCTGTTACAATAACAATATCATCTACAGTTGCACCGCTGACAAAAATTTCATCGTTGGCACTTTGAATTTCAAACAGACTACCAAAACTCTGTGTTGGTTGTCTAGGAACAATTACCAAGTTACTTAGATCTGGAGTGACTGCATTTGTGATGTATGTAATCAATTCGCCAAGATAAAATCTATCACCGAAGTCCCAGTTAGCTACATCAAAGAAATCGTTAATTGCTGAAATGATTCTAACTTTAAGATCGTTGTCATTGATTGTTTTATTTGGATTTTTAACAATCTTAAATTGTGCTTGCAGAGCATAATCTGCTGTTGAACCAAAAAGCACTTTATAGTTCACTGGATGGTATATTACTTCATCGCTAATTGATTTAATCTCGCCTAGTGATGATCCAAAACTAATACGCAAACTGTCGCTGTTAGGAGACTCTGGTCTTGTCGCTAGGCCGCCGCTCAAAAACTTTCTAAATTCAGTATCATAACTTCTTGTTAATAAGTAAACATCAATAATATTACTAACACTAGGATCAATTCTGCGATCAACATTAGCATTGTGAATATATTGAAATTTTAGTCCAGAACGACCGATATTTGCTCTATAGCCAGATTCTAGTATTAGACTATTTGATGCCAAATCTACTCGTTTAACACGATCTTCTGCACTGTCATAGAAATAAATTAATTGCCCGTCATCAAACTCGTTAACATTAATTTGATTTTCATTCTGTCTTACAAGTATTAAATCAGTGCTGTTATCAAAATAAGTATAGACGATGTTGCCAAAGCTGTCTACTACTTCTGTAAAAAATAGATAATTTAGGGCTTGGTCAGCACCTACTATCTGTTCAAATGCATCAGCGTTGTCAATAACACCATCATCGTCGCTGTCGCTGAATGCAACCTGAATTTCTTCTGAGCTTTGATATCCGTCTTCAAACTTAATAGAGTCGTCAACTTCAAATACAAGATCTTGCTTCAATGCTGAAGCATTATTAGGCATTGTGTTAATGCCCAATACTCGAACTTGATCTTTGATGGTCTTGCCTGTCTTTCCGTCGTAGATTTTTTGATTAACATCGAAGTAAAACCTATTCTGTTCGAGACTACCGAAGATATAATTTAAGGTCCTAACACGGATTTGATACTCATCAGATTCTTTAGTGAAAGCAATAATCCAACTGGTGTCTAGATTATTATTTGTTGTGTCTCCTGCTTTACCTAGTGCAAATGCATTAATTAAATCAATGTTTGGGGCAGTAATAATTTTCCAACTTGCGGCAGCAACATCAAATCGAAGACCAAAGTTTTTGTTTTCTGCACACAAATTTACCATCTGTGTTTCTAATGCATCCGGCAAATTGTTTACAAATTTAGGAATAATTCTGCTGGCGATTGCTCCGGTAGGCACAGTATCATTGAATATAATTGGACCTTTGCCGGTACTAAGTGTGCCGCGGCCTGCATTGGTTCCATCACCTACTACTCGAATAACCTTGGTCCATAGTCTGTCTGTTTGATCTAAATCATTTGCGTCGGTGATAACTAATTCACCTCGTTTAAAACTCTTGCCTGCAGGTGGCACAAATTTAATCATAGCACCTGCGGCAACATACTTTAATGTGTTGGTTGTATAAGAACTTACTTTTTGTAAAGTTAGGTCAACTGAATTGATAAAATATCCAGTGCTTTCATTTACATCTGATGTAATTTGTGTCCATTTAGTATTTGTGTCAGTGAATAAAATTTTATCGTATTTGGTAAAATAGAAATTATAAACACCTGTGTTGGTAAACAACGGTTCGACGCTTTGACGAATAAAGTTAACTGTGTCAATTCTACTGACTGTTTTAAATGCTAGACTTTTTTCACTTTCTGATTTATAAATTAAGCCATCATCAGCAAATACATTCACACTGGAATATTTTCCGCTGGCGTCAATGATATCAAAATTGCGACTAACTCCACTAGATGTTCTATTAATGGCTTTGACTTTTAAAATGTCTTGACTGCTGGATAATGGCGCAAGATTGTAGTCTTCAGCCGTGATCATTCTGTTTTGTGTGTAGTATTGGGCAGGAGCTTTTGTTCTAATACTTTCTACCGATTCTGCAGACACACTATTGCTTACTGTATATTTCAAGCTCATGCTTATCTTAAGGACATGACTCTGACCTGCTTTGTTTATATACGGAACTTCAATGTTAATGCCGCGCATTTCATTAGGAAGGATGCTGTATGAAAGACCGTTACTTACACGGTAGTAGGCTCGGAAAGGTCCTTGTGGTAAATTTCCGTATACACCGTCGGCAAAAATTAAGTCAATCTTATCCGAGTTCTTTGTAGATATAGAATATATATTTCTAATACTCTTTTCAATACTATTGTAGGCAATATTATTGCCAACTAGATTAGAAACTTTTGTCCACTCATCTAACTGGGAGCCATTAGCTGCTAGCTGAAATAACCAAACATCGCTATTATTGATATTTTCAGCATCGATTGCTACCTTTTCGTTGGTGGTTGGGACTGCAATTGAAAAATCTGCAAGCTCTAGGCTACCTTGCTTAAACATAAAAAAGAATCCAGTATCGGGACTTGCTGCACCCTTACCGTCATTCTTATAGATAAATCCCATCTGATTACCAGGAACTGGGGGTTCTTCGTAGATTTCTTCAGCACCTTTAAAAGAGGCGCTAACAATTTCGAAAGGCATAGATCTGGCAGCTACATTTTTACTAAACGAGAAAATTGGAACTTGCAAGGTACTAGTGTTGAAACGATATTGTTCTGTAGGAGTACCTTGTATTGTGGCATTTCCTTGACTACGTCCAAATTCTGTATTTTGGCTCATGGCTGCATTCATTATTGTAATGAACTGCTCTCTCCAGTTAGGATTAGTAGGATCATTCCATTGTATGACTTGTCTTGCTAGATTTTTTCCGTTGTTGTCTAGAATTGCTGCTGTGGTTGAAACTGTATCAACTTTTAAAAAACCTTTAGATGTTATATTCCTCTTGGCGTTATAACTCAACATACGAGCTATGCGAAGGACGCTTTCTCTACGAGAAGCTAATTCAATAAAGTTTTCTCTGCTGGCTAGATCAATACGGAATGCTAGGCTTTGTCCAAGGAATGCAACAGCGTCAATTAATGCTAGATATTCACTGGATTCAATGTAGTCGTTGAAATCTTCTGGATAGTTTTCACGCAAATAGGTAATAATGACGCGGCGAAGATTTTCAAAGTCATAGCTTTTGAAATCAGCATTTTTGAATGTCTGATAGATTGTGGTCCAATCTTGATTCAGTATTAAATTTGTTTGTCTTAGCGTGGTTGTCATTGTCTGTTATACCTTATTACATATTTACCCTAAAAATTATCAGGTCAGTTTACTATGTTATTTTCTTTGTCAAAATCAAAGCTCATGCGTTCACTGATATTAAATTGCAAATAAACCACATCTGCTTGTATTCTAATTCCCATGTCAGTGGTATCAATTGTTACAGAATTGATAGCAATACGAGGATCATAATTAATGATTTGTTCAACGTCTTTGATAATTAATTCTTTGATCTCTGGAGTAAAATTTTCAAATAATAGATCCCAAATAATAGTTCCAAAATTAGGATTTTCTAATTTTTCACCTTTGCGAATATAAAAATGATTTAAGATATCTCGCTTGACTAGTTCAATGTCATAGAGTTTAAAATTATTTTTTATTTCAGTAGAACTAAATCCCTTATATCTAAAGGTTTCACTAGTTTGTGTTGAAGTAGCGTTATTAGTTGCTACCACTTTTTGATTGTAAATTTTAGCCATATTTTATGCCTCCTCTGGTGGTGGGTCTTCACCGCCGCCTTCATCTCCGCCTGCCGGAGCACCGTCTTCGCCACCGCCTGCTTGTTCTCTATCTGTGAGTTCAGGCTTGCACGACAACGGATCCAAGTTTTCATGGCTAGGCCATGGCTCGTGCATGGGAATGCGAAACATTATGCTTTCTAACGGAGTTTCTGTGTTATATCTTGCACCCACCCACTCTGCCTCTGCTGGGTTGATTACTACATTGCCATTGACTCCTAGTGCCAGAGTTGGAGTGGCTGCTGTGGCTGCTGTGGCGTCCCCTGCAGTAGGGCCATTTAAATCTATAGTGCTGCCTGTTAGTGTCATTCCTATGCCGGATAGAATGTCCATGCTTGTTCCAGATTGAATATTAATACTGGTTCCAGCTTTCATGTGAGTGTCTAAGCTAGACTGAATATAGGTACTTAAAATACTTTTAAAGTTATTATTCATCACCGAAGTTATGTGATTGTCCATTAATGTAGCAATGTGTACTTCACCTTCTGTGGTAATTTTTGTATCGCCTTTGACAAAAAATCTAGTGTTGGCTTCTGTATCTACACGGAAATTGCCGCCACCGTCTGGATGAACTCCTGCTGCTTTCATATTGATATTTCTACCTGCTTCAAGATTAAAATCACGGTCAGCATAAAAATTAAAATCTTGTTTGGTATGGACGCTAACGCTGTCTTCAGCAAAAATATCTATCTTTCCATCACTTGACATTTCAATCCAGGTTGTTCCTTTAGCATTGCCGATGTAGATCAAATCTTCACTGTTGTGCATCAATATCTGATGACCTGTGCGAGTTCTAAATCTCAACAATTCATCTTTAGGAATTCTAGATTCGCCTTCTGGAGCTTCAAGGTATTCCGGGCCACCTTCAGATGCATTAGTAGCACGATTGTATCTTTGATCACCATCATCCATAACAAACTGAGTACCGCCTAGTCGGCTTACAGGAACTGGAGATTCTGTTGGGCTATCCGATGCCCCTATATAATTTCTCTTACCTGCATAATCTAGTGGACCGGGTGTGCTGATGCCAAACACTTGACTAGGTACATTTCTTCTTGACGAAGCAGTTGTTGTTCCTCGTACATTATCTTCTAATAGGCCTTGCTCTAGAAATCTATCAGCTATAGGATGCATTGCTCTTGGAATTTTTTCAATGGCTAGACTTTCTCCAAGGTCATTTGATCTACGATTAATTTCGGCAGACGGCAACGATCCAACATCATAAGTTTCTTCTTGTCCTGTTGGGGGTATTGTTACTTCAGAAGTAGCAATTCCAGGAACCATGTGGTTAATAAAACGACCAGGAACGCAACCAAACCAATAGCCTTGATCAGTTCTGCCATCAATAAAAACTACTAATACTGTTACTCCTACATCGGGCGGAACAAACCACATGCCGTATGATTTTTGTGTATCGTCAAAATCTGCGGTATTGTATCCCATAAATTCAAATGCAGTATTCCCAAAGAAAGGACTGGCAAATTTTACGGGATAAGTTTGAGATGACTCTCCGATAACGTTACCGTCATCTTTTAATAGGGTAACTTCGAGGCCTCCCATAAAGCTGGCATCTAGGTGGCTGATAATTTTGGCAAGATATATACCTGTGCCGATACCACCCGATGTTGCTGATTCTGATTGTCTAGTTTCTACTGGCATTAATTACTCTCTTTTTATCCATAGAAGTCGTCAAGACCGTTACTGTAGTCTATTTCTTCTTGTGTTCTTAATTCTATTCCTGTATTTGACGCAGACTCGGAAACGCTGTCTCTAACAGGAGCCTGTTTAGGCTGTGAAAATATAAACGGATTTCTACTTGGAGTATATCCGTCTGGAAAATCGTTTGGTTGCAATGGCATTCTGTTTGCTTCTATATTTTGTTTGAATACTCCATCACTGAATTTATTTGTTATTTTTACAACTTTGTAAATTCCACTGAATGGACTTTCTCTGCCGCCGTCTGGGAAATTATAAAGACTGCCATTAGAACCAGTAATGCCTAAATTAGGCTCAACTGGTGTGCGAAATACAATATTGAAAAACGAATCAGTGCCTTGATAATTCATTGTTTGATCAGAAGTTATCTGCGACCTCGGATCATATGAACTTGCTTGCCCTAGATAGTTTGCCATGCCTTGATCTACCATGTAATAAGGATCGCCTAGTATTTCAAGATTTATTTTCATTAGGTCGCCGGCTGTGCTGCCTTTGTCTTTAATGGCATTGTACATGTTTGTGGCAACAATTTGTGCAACATCTTTTGAGCCATAGCCACCTTTGGCAGCATCTTTACTTGCTGCTGGGTTAGCCTTGACAGGCCTTGCACCATTGGCAGCAAGTGCATTGGCATTGCCTGAACTTTCTGCATCTACATCTTCTGGATTTTCTTCCGACGGAGTATTTGTGTCTTGATTGACCACATTATCGCTTTGACCTGGAGGGGTGATGGTTTTCATGTTGTGGAACAACGAATTGATGTTTATGTCAAATTTGATAATGTCATTGTTTTGTCCAGTGAATATGTAATTGTATTCTTTGGCCAATACTTTTTTAAGTTCAGCATACCCCGGAGGAGCCGCAGTAGCATTAGAAAATACACTGTTATGAACTAGATAGGGCATAACTCTATAAATGTAAGTTCTTTGGCGCTGTCCTCGCCTGGCATCAAACTCTCCTATTTGAATTTGAACATCAAGTCTAAACCAATTGATCATTCCGGCGGCATCTAAATTCTCAGAATCAATTGCACGTTTAGCATATTCTGAACTCAATACCATTTGTGAAATAATCTGTGTTATCGGAGTTTGTGCTTCAAACGAAAATGTACGTTGTTTAGGATCTATAGTGAGAGAATCTCTTTTAATGGTTCCCGTAGTAGAATCAACAACATCGGCTGCTAGGCCAAAATTATAATTGCCGCCTGATGTAGATTCAAAACCCAATGATGCTTGACCAATAGCTCCATCCCCCGACTCTGTAGAACTAGTGGCGGGCGCTAGGTTAAGGGCGCTGACCCCGGCGCTTATAAAGGTCAATGCGCCACCATCATCAGAAGCTTCAGTAATTGCCAATCCGACAGTGTCTGTCCAATCTATTGGAAATACAATATTATAAACGTCGGCTAGATCTTGTTGCTTGGTATCTACTAGATTTTGTTGTATCTTGTTAAGAGCCGCACACAGACTGTTTGTACCTTTACTTAACAAATAGGCAAGTGTGTCTGATCCTTCTCCGGGATTGCCGTCAATTTTTATTGCTACTTCGTTGGGAAGAATATTTACTACGTTGCTATATCCTGCATGGTTGTAAGGGTGGCATTTTATTTTATATGCGCTGCCTGATTCAGTCACATTAAAATCTACAGTGTTTAACTGCACAACAAAATATTTTGTTAATAATTCATTTGAACTTAAAATAGCGCCATCCTGAGTATAGCCTTTAAATTCTAATTTTAGAACAAAAGGACAATCGTTGTATGTAGGATATCCTGCATTGATTGCTGCAATTTGTGCGCTCTGTAAAAACAATCCCATGCTATAAGGTTCAAAAAGATCAAAACTGATTGTTTGAACGTTTGAATTTCCAACTGCTGGGCTTGCGCCGGCTGTTGTTAAGAACTCAAAATTGTTTATATAATATTCAGGAGCACCGTATTTTGTTTGTACTCGTTGACCGTCAAATCTTCCTGCTGAAGAAAATACAATATTTGTTAGTGCTGCCGGTCTGCCTCTATACAGTCCTGGGTTGTTAAATTGATTAGGACTCAGTGCTGCCATTGTCCACAACGGAGCGTAAGATGCAAATTGCTCTAGTAGATTAACATACGGTGGACCACCAACTGGTTTTTCTAGACTGAATGTTTTTACAAGATTAGAAAAACCTCCTAGCGAATCTCCTAAAGAGCCTGCTGACAGATTAGTTATTGCCTGCGCCGAAGTAGTAAGATTGGTAATCTGTGTAGCAATACCTTGAGCAATATTAGTTGCCCCGGGCAATTGACTTAAAAAACTGCCATCGGGCTTGAATCCAAATGCCATGTTATACTCCTAGATACTGTTGAAGATTGCTTTTCTTCGGCAAGTAGATTATTGTTCCTGGTTCAAAATCGTAGATAGGATCTTTTAGAGTATCCATATTTCTCTGAATAAACACCCACCATAACTTTGGAGTTCCGTATAAATCATATGATAATAGGTCAGGACGATGTTTGTACTGATTTTCGATGGCATATTTAAAATCGTCATTTTCTGCAGGAATTGGTCTAATAGACATCAACTCCAAATAGAGATTATTCTGTTTAGTGTTTGCCCACGGACTTGAATTCTTGTACGTGACTGATTTTTTAAAAGTTGCCATATTAGATGTATCCTACAGCATTGCCGCTTGCATAATCTTGTAAACTAAATTTGCGCAATAGTTGTCTGTTATAAATTGGCGTAACCGTTACAGAAATTGTGCTGAGAACTGGAACCCAGGTATCACTAGGAAACTGACTGCTACACTTAATGTAGTTTACGTCATCCGGTAGGTCAATGGTAAAACTTTTTATTATAACTGGGATGCTGTTAAACACTCCAGGACCGTAACCGCTGAGTTGGCAAACGACCGGAGGATTACCTGCATAATTACTTCCGCCAAAAAACATTTTGGTTGCCGTTTTAAAGAAGTGGGTGGCCTGTATCCAATAGTTACCATCCATTTCAGTTTCGCAACTAAACTCGCCAGATATAGTAATGTCTTCTATCTGACTATTTTTATACCCGTTGAAAGGATAGTTATTATGCACCGGATCAACCATAGTGTAGTTTGCTTTGCTGGTAACACTGACCTTGGGAGTATAAGGCCATACTACGCCGTTGGTAGACTCTAGACGACCAAATGCGTCCCCAAACAGTCCAAAGTTACAATTGATTCTAACTCGCCAGTCGTCGGCTGGGGAACTAGTCAATTGTACTGCTGCACTATCCGATTTAAATAACTCTCCTGCTGCTGGAATATTTTTTCCTCTAAAAATACTAAGTACATTATTAAGTTGCCCGGCTGCAGAGCTCACTGCTCCTGCAATACTGCCAAGACTCCCTAGTGCGCCACCTAGTCCTAATTTATTAATACTTTGGCCAATGTCGGATGCTGTATTTGATAATCCGCTTAATGATCCAAGTGCTGTTTGAATAGGATTCCCTATACCGTTAAATGCTGTTCCTAACTTTTCTAATCCAGCAGTTGCTCCGTTTAGAGAACTACCTATGCCACCGCCTAGATCATTGACTAGGCCAGCTAGCTTGGCTTTTTCTGCTCCAAAGCTGATACCAGACAGACTGCCGCCCGTTGAGTTTGATGCAGAGCTGAATAAGCTGCTGGCATTTCCTAACACTTTGGTGAAAGGATTTATATTTAGACCCATAAATATCTCCGTTTAGTCTATTTATTCTTGACAAAGTATGCTATTATATAAGTAATGGAGAACCCTATAACTATGACAATCAGTTCGCAACCACCTAAAATCAAGTACTTAACCAACAAAGATCTACTACGAGAAATACATCTAAGCAAAAATACCTACTGTAGTTTTACAAGTCTCGACTACAGCGAGTATGATTTAATTTTGCCAAACATCAGTAAAATAAATGTTAGAACAATTGCTGAAGCAAAAAGAAATCAAGCTATTAGATTAAGCAAACGAGCTCACGAGTCGGCAGTGCTAACTGGTGGGAAGAAATTACCTGCCAAAGAGTTTGAAGTAGATTATAAAACAATTAAGAAAGTTGATGTTGTATTTCGCATCATGACTTTTGAACATATTCCTTTAGCACCGGGTCGTAAAAAGACTTTGAAGAATACCGCAGACAGTCACGATAAAGTAAACTTTCCACCGTTTCAGCATTGGAAATTTGACGACAACAACAATCTAATACTGGTAGGAAAAAGTCACTGGAAAGGTCCGTTAGACACTGGAGAGTTTAACAAAGAGCACGGCAAGATGACCAACAATCTAGCTCGTATGTTTTTAAAACTCTGTGAAAGATATGCCACCCGTGGTAATGTTCGCGGATATACTTACAATGACGAGATGCGTGGGCAGGCAATTTTACAGCTGACACAGATCGGCCTACAGTTTGACGAAAGCAAAAGTGATAATCCTTTTGCTTATTATACTGCTGCCGTTACTAATTCATTTGTTAGAATTATCAACATTGAAAAACGCAATCAAAACATTCGAGATGACATTCTTGAAATGAATGGTATGAATCCTAGCTGGACTAGACAAAATAGCGGAGTCAGTAACTTTGGTGCCGGTACCGGAGCGAGTTCTGGCGAAGGTGGTGGTGATTGGGATTGACCTAGGTAGTTGTAAGCTGTTATACTAACTAAGGAGATTCTATGTCATTATTTAAAAAAGTAGCTTGTTTCACAGATATACATTTCGGTCTAAAATCAGGAAGCCGTACACATAATCAAGACTGCGAAGATTTCGTAAATTGGTTCTGTGATACTGCCCAAGCCCAAGGAGCAGAGACCTGCATTTTTCTAGGAGACTGGCACCATAATCGTAATACTACTGATGTTAGTACTATGAATTATACTGTGTCTAATCTAGAACGATTGAGTAAATCGTTTGAAAAGGTCTATGTTATTCTAGGCAATCACGATGAGTTTTACAAAGACAAGCGTGAAATTCACAGTCTTGAATTTGCTAGACTGTTTCCTAATATTGAATTAGTAAATGAAACGCTGACCCAGGGTGATGTAACTATTATGCCGTGGCTGGTAGCAGACGAATGGCGTACTGTATCTAAAATACAAAGTCGTTATATCTTTGGGCATTTAGAACTGCCATTGTTTATGATGAATGCCATGGTTCAAATGCCAGACCACGGACAATTGCAAGCTGACCACTTTATCAATCAAGAATATGTGTTCAGTGGACACTTCCACAAGCGGCAAAGTAAAGGCAGTATTACCTATATTGGTAATTGCTTCCCGCACAACTATGCAGATGCAGGTGATGATGACCGAGGTATGATGTTGTTAGAGTGGGGTGGTAAGCCGGAATATCATACTTGGCCTAGACAACCTACTTTTAGAACCTACAAGCTAAGTCAAATTATCGATCGTCCTGATGAACTGTTACGGGAGCGTATGCATTGCCGTGTAACTATTGACTTGCCTATCAGCTTTGAAGAAGCCAACTTCATTAAAGAAACATTTATGCCTCAGTATAAGTTGCGTGAACTCATGCTTATTCCGGAAAAAGTAGATGTTGAATCTGGCAATGCTCCTATCGATATCAACTTTGAATCAGTTGACACAATTGTTATGAATCAAATCAATGCCATTGACAGCGATACTTTTGACAAAGGCCTGTTATTGGAAATCTATAGAGAACTATGATTAAAATTAAAAATCTAACTGTACGCAATTTCATGAGTGTGGGCGCACAGACGCAGGCCATTGACTTTGACAAAGGACAATTAACGCTTGTACTAGGTGAGAACCTAGATCTAGGTGGGGACGACAGCGGAGCTCGTAACGGCACAGGCAAGACCACAATCATTAATGGTCTTAGCTATGCTATCTACGGCAATGCTTTAACTAATATCAAGAAAGACAATCTTGTTAACAAGATTAACAGTAAAGGTATGTTGACTACTGTAACTTTTGAAAAGGACGGTGTCAACTATCACATTGAGAGAGGTCGCAAACCTAATGTCTTGAAGTTTACTGTAAACGGTCACGCACACGAAGACAAAAATCAAGACGAAAGTCAAGGCGATAGCAGAGAAACACAAAAAGAAATTGAAGATGTATTTGGCATGACTCACGACATGTTTAAACATCTTGTGGCTCTGAACACTTACACTGAACCGTTCTTGAGTATGAAGGCTGCTGATCAACGAGCAATCATTGAACAGTTGTTGGGCATTACCCAGTTAAGTGAAAAAGCCGAAGCATTAAAAGAACAAATTAAAAATAGCAAAGACTCTATTGTTACTGAGAACACTAAAATTGAAACTATTCGTTCCAGCAACGATAGAATTCAACAGAGCATTGACTCGCTTGAGCGTAAAGCCAAGATGTGGACTGAGCAGAACGAAGTCAGTGTTACTAATCTAGCAAGGGCCATTGAGAAATTGCTGGATATTGATATTGATCAAGAAATTCTAGCACATAGATCACTAGATGCATATAATGCCAAGCGTAAAAGTATTAACGAAATTTCTAGCTGGATCAAACGCTGTGAATTAGATGAAGCTAGAGAAAACAAAGATATAGAAAAGCTGAAAGCAGATATTGCCAGTTTAGAAAATCACACTTGTCATAGTTGCGGTCAAGGCTTTCACGATGACAAACAAGTAGTACTATTAGAAATGAAACGCAAAGATTTGCAAGAAGCAGCACTACAGGCATTAGCAACTAATACACAATGGATAGAACATACTGACGCTCTTAAGGAATTAGGTGAACTAGGTGAATGTCCTGTTGTAGTCTATGACAATCTCGAGCAGGCATTGAACCATAAAAACACTCTCAGCAGCTTTGAGCGTGATCTAGAAATCAAAGCAGCTGAAACAAATCCGTACACTGAACAGATTGAAGAGTTAAAGCATACTGCGGTACAGGTAATTGATTATAACAGTCTTAACGAGATGGTTCGTGTCAAGGATCATCAAGAGTTCTTGCATAAGCTGTTAACAAATAAAGATAGCTTTATCCGCAAGCGGATTATTGATCAGAACTTGGCCTATTTGAATCAACGACTGACTTATTATCTAGATCGCATAGGCTTGCCGCATACTGTTGAGTTTCAAAATGATCTAAGTGTGATCATTACACAGCTAGGTCAAGATCTAGACTTTGACAATCTAAGTCGTGGTGAACGCAATCGATTGATTCTGAGTCTAAGTTGGGCATTCCGTGATGTGTGGGAAAACTTATATCAGGCAATCAACTTGTTGTTTATTGACGAACTTGTTGATAGCGGCATGGATGCCAGCGGTGTTGAATCAAGTATTGCGGTGCTTAAGAAGATGACTCGTGAAAGAAACAAGAATGTATTCTTGATCAGTCACAGGGATGACTTAACCAGCAGAGTGAATCATGTGTTGAGAGTTATAAAAGAAAACGGATTCACTAGTTATTCAAATGATGTGGAGATTGTTGCGTGACCACTGAGTCTCACGATAAAATGATCCGTGCCTTTCAGGAATATTTCAAATGGCAGGATCGTTTTGAGTACAGAGGCAGCGATGAGGCAGGAGTAAAGGCACGGTATTGGCTGAGTGAAATACGCAACGAGGCATCAATTAGGCGAGTAGAAATACAAACAAAACGAGATGAACGCAAACAAGCCAGAAAAGGCATGGTAGGAAGGCCCCCCAAGATACATAAGTGATGACATGGTTGTATAAGAAAAAAATCGTTGAAGAAATCTCACAAGAGTATATCGGATTCGTATATCTTATAACAAATGTTATCTCTGGACGCAAGTATATAGGCAAAAAACTAGCAAAATTCGCAAAAACAACATACAAAACTGTCACACTTAAAAACGGCAAGAAGAAGAAAAAGAAGATTAGAGGCAAGATCGAAAGCGACTGGAAGGACTATTATGGTTCTAGCGATGCGCTAACAGCAGATATACAGGCACTAGGCAAAGAAAACTTCACCAGAGAAATTCTATTTTACTGCAAAAACAAATCAGAATGCAGCTACATCGAGGCAAGAGAACAATTTAAACACAAAGTTCTAGAATCAACTGACTGGTACAACGGTCACATACAGGTTCGAGTTCACGGCTCACATATCCTCAAGAAACCCAAAATCTAAGAAATACCATTGCCGCAAGG